TGGAGCGCCAGCGCTAGAGCCAATTAAAATTTGCCCGTCAGTTAATGCAACCCATGTTGGCGCGCCCAATGCGCTGTTGGATAGCACGGCAGATGCAGTTGGAGTAAGACCCGCAATTGTATTTATTGCACTACTGTACAACAATTCATTAGCTGAGATTGACGTTAATCCAGTGCCACCTAGCGTAACAGCAACAGCAGAATTTAATGTGATATTTGGCGTTGAACCACCGCTTGAGGCTAACGGGCTAGAGGCTGTAACGGATGAAACACCGCTTCCAGAAGGAGTCCCCCAACTGCCATCACCGCGCCAATATGTTGTGTTTGATGCCCCAGTGCCGGAGTTTAAGCTGCCCACAGCAACTTGTACTGCACTTGGCAATGACTGGGTTAAAGATGGCACAGATGATGCATTTGTGGCCAATACAGCGTTCATAGTTGTAGCGATTTGCCCTAAAGTATTAGAACTACTCGCATACAAAATCTCATTAGCCGTTAAAGTATTTAGGTACGTTGCGCTAGACCAGCTTGGTGTTGTGTTACTACCAGACAATGGTATTTGCAATGCAGTTGCAGTGCCACTTAAAATTGCAAGAGCTGAGCCTGTGCTATAAACAATCCCTCCGTTAGATGCGGTTAACGCAGAATTAGTACCACCTAAATTTAGTGGTATAACAGAGCCTATAGCAATGTTAGGTGTTGCGCCTCCACTAGATGTCAGTGGACTTGACGCGGTAACAGCAGTTACAGTGCCACCACTCCCAGCAGGTACACCCCAACTGCCATCACCACGCCAAAAAGTGCTGCTTGATGCACTTGTTCCACTATTTAAGTTTGTTACAGGAAGGTTGCCTGTAACTCCCGTTGTAAGATTGACATAATCCCATTTTGGAATATTGCCCGTGCCAGTATTAGCTAAATATTGTGTTGCAGTTGTGCTTTTCCCTAGAGCTGATAGCGTATTGCTAGCTGAGGCATAAATTATATCGCCTAGGTTAAATGATGTTAACCCAGTCCCACCAACTGTTGCGGGAATAGTATTAAAAGCGAGCCCTATGGAGCCGCTTAATGTTATCGGAGAATTTGTAACTGTTAACAAGCCGTCAACACTGCTTATACCAACGCTTGTAACCGTGCCTGAGCCGCTAGCTGAACCAGTTACCGTGAATGCACTATTAGCGCTCATATTTAAATCCTCACGCCGTTATTGGGTTGCCTTGTATGCCACCATATGTACTAAAAGCATTAGTTCCAACGCATATAATGCTCACCGAATCAGAAGGCAATGACGATGACAATGTGCCACCAGCACTGGTAGTTTTATTTCCAGCTGTTAATACTTGCCCAGTATTCATTTGAACAACCCAGCCAGTAGTATTTACTCCACCACTTATAACGTAGTAATCCCCATCCTCGGCAGTATTTGGCACAGTGTAGGTTATTAATCCAGTGCCATTTGTGTAATATCCAGTGGCCGCAGTCATGGTTAAGCTTGATGTTGCTTGTTCAAATCCGAAAGATTGGAATGAAGGATTTGGAATTATTTTGCCACGCTCTTGATATACGATTGCGCTAGTTGTGCTAAGTGCTATCCATATAGGTTTTGTGATATTTCCAGGAGTTGTTGGTATAGTATTTGTTATTAATCCTGCCGTTACGTCAGAGAGCCATCCTACATTACCAGCGGTTAAACCTGATAATCCTGTAATTATCCCTACGCTTATGAATACAAAATTATTTACATCTATAACGCTTTCTACAACGCCTATGACTTCTGCTTTAGCGGTTGAATTTGCTAATGCTAAATCATAGTTTGTGCCGTCAAAATAAATGGCTTTTCCCACACTAAATCCGTGTGCTGTTTGCGTAACTGTGGTTCCTACCCCAGTTGATGTAGAGCTGCCAGTTGAGGCCGCAGTTAGTCTGCCATATGCATCTACCGTAATATTTGCTGTAATATATGAACCTGGAGTAACTGCGGTTGTAGCCAAGTCAAACACAGGATTTCCCGCTACGCCAGTTGGGTTTGTAATTGTTATTCTTGAGCTTGCAGCTGAGGTCAAAGACCTAGCAGCCAATGTGCCAGTTGTGGTAGTGGATGATAAAAAGCCGCTAGCTAAACCAGATAAAGCAATACTCTCTGGAAGAGTAGCTGTTTCATTAGTTTGCGTTATAAACGTAGCATCATTTGGCGCTGCACCATTATTTATGTCATACCATGTAACACCATCGCTATACATTGGTATAGAGTCTGTTGTGCTATATCTAAATCCACCAGCAAATGGCGTTGGCTCTTGGGAGTTCGTACCAGAAGGTAGGCCGATAGCAGAATTGCTAGAAAATGTAGTTAAACCATTGCCTTTTGGAGTTATAGTTAAATTAACTGTGGCATCAGAACCTAGCGTATTTATACCAACAGCACTGCCGGATATGCTGCTTTGAATGTTGAGGTAGTTTACATTTGGCCCAACACCAGGAAGCCATGTGATTATAGGAATTCCGGCTAAATCTGCAATGCCAGATAAAGTAGTCTGCTCATTTATGCCGTTACGTAAACCTACGACAATATCGGTGTATTGGGTTATACTTCCTTCGGTAAACTGGCTAAACTTTACAGTCATGCTTTAATCCACTATTTGCTCAAACCAAACACTCATACGCATTCCAGATGTAGAGCAAGTAGCGTAGATTATATCGCCCTGCTTTACTTCCCAGGCCTTAGGAAATAATTCACCAGCTTGTTGTACAAAATTGTTAGTTGCAGGGATTACAGCCGAGGTATTTAAACAAACAAAAACATCTCCTAGCGTGTGAACACCATATGCAAAATGTGCTATATAACGGTTGTGTGCAGTAGGATAACTAGTGTAGCTTCCAACTGGATTAAAATTTGATATTGCCCCAAGAGCGCCCATTGGCAAATCGCCAGGAACCGTAACAGAGGCTACCGCGCTGCCGTCAAATGTTACCGCCCATTGGGAGTCAGAAGCATTTACCCCATAGCCATTTACGCCACGGGTTTTAGGATTAATATTGTATGGCTGCATCACTTTTCCCTCATTAATTCAGTCTAATTGTAGACCATGAGGGAAAGCTTGCTTTATTGTCCTAATCTAGAGTCCGCTGTTGCGTGAACAGTCCAATATCCATTCAGCTGGGTTGACTCTGTTCCTCCAGCCAATGGGTTAAGAACGTCTACTCCACGAGTGCTAATTGTTGTCCTAGAAGATGCTGTACCACTGTCACCAGGAGTTCCACCATTACGATACCATTTAGCATTTGCGTTTGTAGTATTGTAGTAAACCATATTTGGTATGCTCGCCATTACCACTGGAAATTGCACTGGAACGCTGAATGCAAGAGCTATATTATTTGCTCCATCATAGAAACCACTATCAGAAGATAAAGCAATTGCTCCAACAACTCCAGCGCCGGTAGCTGGAGGAACATTCACTGGGCTTATAGGGAAAGTTTTCCAATAATATTGTTGACAGTCTTGCAATGTGGAGCTTTGACTTTTAGGCGCTGGCACCGTAGCTATATCTCCATCCTGACAAGAGATAGACTGCCAAAGAACATAAGCATTTAAAGGTAGCACAGCAGTTCCAACAACGATTGCAAAATATGTTGCACCATTAATATCGGTATTGCCTTGCATGTCCCAACCATTCAATGGATATTGATTAAAGTTTGCAGCACCACTTGGCGCTGTTGCTATGTTTATAAGGGCTGCATTCGTGGCTGTAGAGGTTAAGGTGCTCGTACCTTGCCCGCTCCTAGGTACTTGTACCCATGTGCCATTTTGCGTATTAGGGTAACCATTTGCATCAAGAGTTAGAACTAAAGAATTTTTGCTGCCAATCGTGGATGGTAATGTAGTTTTAGTGTACCAAAGAGAAACAGTTGCTACAGTTGCCACACTTGCGTTGGCTGATACATTTACGCATTTTCTGCGTGATAGCATTTCAATTGCTTGTGGAGCTGGGATATATTGCACCAATGCTAACTGTCCAGATATATTTGCTAAAGTCTTTAGTGCTCCACTAGTGTCTCTAGTGGCAGTTATACTAGCGTCAACACTTTGAAATAAAATAGTTTGATCCCAAAGATATGCGCTTTTGTTGATAGCGCCGAGCGTCATCGGCCAACTTGCGGAATTAAAAAACTGCGCTGGATTTAATGGGAAATCCCAACCCACTAGATAACTTGGAATAGGCTTATATTGTAACAGTGCATTGTAATAATTAAACAAATGGTCAACTTGACGATTAACGCTTTCTTGTTCATATACAACCCCAGTGATATTACCAGCTACAGATAACACCTGAATACTAGTTATAGTGGTAGATAATGTTGTGCTAAAAGTAATTACTATTGTGGAATTACCAGTTGGCGGAGCTGATGTGTTATTACTCGCAGGAAGCAGTACAGTATCAGAAAATTGCGTGCTTGTGCCATTAGGATTGTTGGTAGATAGCAGTGTTGTTGCAGTTCCTGTAGATGGTGTAAAAGTAACCGTGGTCGTTGGAGCACTTGCTCCCAATACAAAATTAGTTGCGAGGTATGAGCCCGCCCAAATGCCAGGATTGCTATTTAGCGTCTGCACAAGTGATAAAGACGATATATTTCCGCTTGGCGCTAGAGTTAGAGAATAAGGTGGATTTGTTACTATGTTTGTACGGCCTGCAATGGCATTTTGTGTAACTACAACACTACCTGTTCCTGAGTATCCTATAACCAAATTCCAGTCAGGAGCAATAGGTACAGTAGATGTTCCAGATCCAGTTAATGATATTGTTGTGCTGCCATTGAAGTTAACAACAGAGAACTGCGGGTTTGATATTTGATTGTCAGAATTGCCGTTAGATGATGCGCCAGGGTTCTCGGTTTCGAATGTATCTGGGAAACCTTCTAGCGATTTTTGTAACACGCCAAGAGAGTTATAAATTTGTACAAAATATAGGCTCAAATTACCATTAACATCGTAAGGAAAATAATAAAAATTCACTTGGTTATTATTGTTATCAACTATTGTTCCAACGCTGCTGAGTGTAAGTACATCACCCATAGATACAAAATTATAAATCTCGTTGCCAGCATTGTTGTACTGTGGCGGGCTAAATGGCACCTTTTGATAGACTACTTTGCCAACAGTGCGGTTAGTATCTTGAAAGAATTGAATGTAGCCGTTAGCAAGAGGTTGTCCAGTTGCGGAATCTATAAGAAATTGATTCAAGCTGAGATTGGTTATGTAGCTAGTGGTCATCTTATATGCACCTATTTTTTAATGATTTAAACGCATCAAAGTTATTGTTTTCTACAAGTTTTGATGTTATAGTAAGCAACTTAACAACATAATTTAATAATAAAATAGGAGTTGTAATATGTTTTGGCTTTTGTTTTCCGGCCTGTGCTTTGCATTTGTTTTTTATCTTCATGACGAATAAATATTGTTTAATCAGCAAAATATTTATACCCTCCGTAAATGCCAGCAGAGCTTCCTAAGCCTTTAGCTATTTGCCCTAATTTTTTATTTATATCGACTTCAGGGTGTGCATCGCCCAAATGCTTTCTAAAGGCTTTTCCTGAATTGCCACCGCCGCGTAATGCTTTTACCAAATCCTCTGCAACCCATTCTCCAGCATTGTATTCCCTTATTGCATTATTTCTTGAATAGGGAACTACTTCTTTCTTGTAACCAGATTTAATATCGGTATAGCGTTTTGCTAAATTTGGGTTGCTTTTTGAGAAAGTTTTATCAAGTTCCGATATCAATTCTTTTTTTAATCTTTTTGCTTTACTCAAAGCATCCCTATCAATTTTGCCGCCTTTTCTTTGTATTTTTTGTTCAGCGCGAATAAACTCACCAAGCTTTGATTGTGCCTCGTTAACATGCTTTGGATTGTTGGTATTGAAAGCTTTTTTAACAACGTTTACTACGTCCTTATCTATGCCCTCTGTAATTCTTTTGATTGGCTTCGCTGGGAGAGTTGTTTTTAAATTTGCATTTTTAGCATCTTTAAACAAGTCGCCGTAAAGCTTTCCGTATTTATCTTTGGCTTGGTTGAAACTACTATTTATACTTTCTGCAACGCGGCTTTTAGTTAATGATTTACCCAAATTAGGTGTTATTTTTTTTGTTGCGTTAACTGTAGACCCTATAGCTTTTCCTGCTACAGGTATAGCCATTCCAATCAAAGCATTTTTTAAAGAATTTCCGCCCCTAGTTTCACCTTCTTCTGGATGCTCAAAAGCACCTTGGGAACCTGCTCCAATCCCAGCACCTAATATTGTTTTAGCAGTATTGCCTATCTTTGGTATTGCTCCCGCAATACCGTTTCCTGCCATGAGGAATGGAATTGAACTAATTAATTGTGATATAAGATTGCCAGCCTCTGTTGCTTTAGGATTTGTTTTTAATGCTTGTTGGTAGGAGTTTTCTGCATTTTCTCTGTGCTGCCCAAATCCAAATACTTTAGAGAAGCCACGATTTGCACCATGTATCCCAGATGCACGATAGAAGTTTTCCATCTTTTGGCCAAAGTCTTCTGGGTTGCTAAAAATGGTAGCATCTTCTACATTGCGAGCTTGTTGGTGTGGTTCTTGTTGCGCAAACAAATCATTGCCTTGGGATTCAAATAAATCCCTTCCAGGCCGTTGAGGTTGATTTAAATCTTCAAACAAATCTCTAGGCATTATTCTATCCCCAGCCGTCGTTTTACTTCTTCAACTGTTATGCCATGTTTTTTTGCAGTATGCTCTATGTCTGCCATTGATGGTGGCTGCTTGGCTTCTGCACCTTTAATAGCTTGCTGCATTTGCTGTGTAAGTTGTGCTTCTTGGTCGTTCTCTTTCATAGAGTAATCTTCGGGTGATGATAGCAAATGCCTTCTAGATTTTTCGGCTTGGTTTAAATCTTGAAGATATTGTTTGCCACCCTTGAACTGCTTTCTTAGATTAGATATTAAGTATAGGTTTGCCTCATCTGTATTAGCCCCTTGTGGTTTAGATGCCTGAACAAGAGCAGTCCTCATGTCTGTAGCTCTTTCTTTCCCATACGAATCTATCATTTGCAATACTAATTCTGCTGCTTCTTTGTTGAATTTCTGAGCTACCTTTATATCACCTTTGAACGGGTTAAATTTTTGATTTGCCGCCTTAAAAAATCCTGGTGGTTTGCTAGGGTCTGATATTGATGCAAAAAAATCCTCCGACATGTTTGGATGGTCTTTTATTAACTTTTCCATTCTATCTAATATTTCAGCACCTCTAATCATTGCATGAGCTTTCTTTTTGCTTTCATCCCTTGATTTTGCCGCATATTGCCTCTCGCCAGCGGTCATTTGACCAAGAGGCACGGAATTTGTTGTGTTGTCACCTGGTTCACCCTTAAGGTTTTGCGCTTCATAATTGTTTTTTAAAGCTTGAGCTAACTGGTTCTTACGTTGAGCATCCTGCAGCGCCATATCTGACTCTTTGCTTTGACCGTAATATTGATTTTCTAATCCGGCGTGCTGGATTTTATGGCCAGACAATAAATTTTCAAGCAATAATTTTTGGCGCTCATCTTCCATCCTTTGTGGCTCTTTAGCTGTTTGGTAGCCTTTCAAATAATTAGGCAAAAAGTTAGCTATCCCTTCCTGCTTGTTTTGCGCCCACTTATTTGGGTCGGAGAAGTCTGTAAATTGTATTGCCATTATCTATACCCTACATTGGCCCCTGGTACTGTCGAGGCGGATGGGTTTGATGCATTGTACCCCCATCCTTGACCCCCAGCTGCACCACCTTGATTCCTTTGTTGAGACATTAAATTCCTGATTAAAGAGCTGAAATCTGCTTGTGAGCCTTGATTTTGATTATTGTTAAAACCGCCTCCCTTTCCAAAACCTGCCGCATTACCAGCGAATCCTAGAAGCGCGTTTTGTAAATCTGATTGCCTTTGATTGGCATTTTCACCAGCACCAAAAGCTAAACCGCCTTGTTGATTTAACGCGCCAGTTTGATAATTTGTTAGCTCGTTAGATGCATTGTAGCTTTGATTGTGAACACCTAAAACATTCTGCAACCATTGTTGCATATCGCCAGATAATAATTTTTGTATGAGTTCGCCGCGTTGTTCTTGGTCGCGACCACCCCCAGCATAACCACCTGCCGCAGCATTGCTGCTTAACTGCTTATTTAGTTGCTCTTGTTGAAAATTATATCCTTCAGATGGCTTATAGCCTGCCATGATTTGGTTAACAAAATCTTGCGATTGTTGCCCTGGCATAATGTAAGGGGATAAGTTTTTTTCAGCAACACCAGGTATTTTATTTAAGTATTCGTTAGCGCGTGCTGAGGAGTCCACAGGCTTTTTAAACATGGCACCAACGCCAAAGGGAGATGCTCCAAGAATGCTAGAAAAGAACCCCATTTATGTATACTCCCTATGGCCAATTTGTTGTGCTAAATTGTTTAAGTACGGTAGGGTTAGCCGACACCTTGCCCACCCATATCAAATCATCTGTTAAAAACCATATTGCACCCACTAATGCTAGGTCCATAACGGTGGTGAATGTCCCAGTATTAGGGTTAAGTATAGGCGTAGTTGTCAAATCTGCGCTTGCAATAGGCGTTATGTTAAACCCAAAAATACCTAGATTATCCGACAATGTAGCATTTAATTGCTGGTTATAATTCTGCTCGGGGGAGGATGTAGCTGAGTTATTTTGGGTGTATAGCGGGATGTCCATTAGTATAACTCCATATCACCATTGCCCACCACAATTGATGCAAGACTCCAAAACCGCAATTTCAAAGTAAAATCGTTGCTTGCCCCCATATTCTCGAAAGTCATAATATTTTTACGTTGTCCAACAGGGTTCATATAACGTGACACCGTATTACTCCAGGTTATGCCGTCATCATTTGATATAGTTAAATCAACTCTTGGGCGATATATTATTGTCACGGGCGGCAAATATTGAGCTAACTCTGATGGGCCGTCAATTGCCGGAGTGGTGTTTATAGCCTCACCAACCATATAATTGCCTGACTCGGTTATAATTGGAGAATTAGGTTGAGGTAAAAAAGTGTTTTCAGTAACCATCAAGTTTGGATAAGTAGATAATAAATCTAGCTCAGTAAAGTTTGCGTCATTGCCTTGCTCTATCATGAACACAAGAGAGTTAACCCTAAACCTACCAGTTGTTGGCAAGCGTATACTATTGGTAATTCTTGTGCGTGGGATTACATACACTAAAGAGGTATCATATAAATCACTGCCGACAGATGCGGTGTTTTCATCAATATAAGAAATATCAGTACTGATTGCATAAATTCCACCATTTTGTAGATTTAAGAAATAAGTTTGTAGGTTAAAATAAACCATATCCAATGCTGGATGATGTAATTCTGCGTGGTCGGTGAGGTTTATAAATTTCTCTGTAGTAAAGTCGTAGCAAAGTGTTAGATTATCAGCATGATTATAGAATGTAATCTGATAAAACAAATGCCCAATTTCCCTGTAAAACATTGCGGTTGATTGCTGCGGGAACTGTAATCTACCTAATATGTAATCTATGCCATCAGTTGATATTGCCTTAGTTTGCTGTCCTGAAAACATCGTAATAACAGGTGAATTATCCTCATTTACCGCAAGCCACACTATAAAGTTGTCAGAGCGTGCAATAGTTGCAACCGAGAGGCAGCCATAATCTATATTGACTGATTGATTGCGTCTGTAATACTCAAGGCCGCCCACGTTTTGCTGAATCTCAGATACCGTTGTACCCATAACCAAAACATTATTAGCTTGCCCTGGAATTGGCACTACAGCTTGCGCATAATCCGGCTTTGTTTGCAACTCTAGCTGTTCTGTTTGTGTTATTAATGCATTGTTTGGCGGATTGCTTATAGTGTTAAAAGAATAGATAAACCATTGCGCACCATAGGCTGTGGTGTTGCCATTTCCAAATGCAAAATAAGTATCATGAAATGCCACGTACTTTGGTAGTAATCCGCCATTAGCGGCTAATGCCCCATCAGTTTGAATATATAGGCTATACGGTGGTGTTAGTGTCAATATGTAAGCATTTACCCCATCAACTATTGCAACCTGGCTGTTAAGGTTTTCAGCCATGAACACCTCGCCAGTTTCACTCTTTAGTGGCACATCACCCACCTCAACCAAGCTTACACTTAGATTACTATTAACCACATAAACATTTGCCCCAACTACCCAAACCAGAGCGTTTGAGCGTGTTGAATGAAACAAGCCACGCCCAGGTCCAGGGGCCATAGGCGCTAGTGTTTTCTTGTACCCAGGATAGGAGATAAGCCACTCGTCAGACTCGAAAAGATTTTGTGTGTAAGCGGCTGATATTTTGGCAAATCTAGAAAACGTGCTTGAGCCAACTATAGCTATTTGCGCTGGAACTGACTGTGGGGTTTCACGAAAATTTGGCATTATTGTTCCTATAATTAGTTACTGAGGCGACCAACCGAGGCCCAAATTGACGACTGAATAATTAATAGTATTTCCATTGCTAAACGTGCTAATTTTTTGCTGTGTCATGTCAAGCGGAGCACTACGTTTTGATATCCAAACTTGGTACTGTAAAAGCTGTTTTGCAACCCCTGGTGGCACTGTAAAATTGAACTCTGTACACAGCCTATCAGCCAGCGAATACTTCAAATAATTTATGTAAAATTGGTCTAATCCTTGGGGTAAAAATGTCTGATTTGCTGGCCCATATTGGGTGCTAAAATTGCTAAAAGTTATGCCATTTGTGAACCCTACATTACCACTCGTTGACACCGTAATATTAGTGCCTTGATAGGCCTGCAAATAGAATTGCGTGCCTACTATTTGCGCCGTAACCATAGGGATAGCACCAGCATTTATATAGGTTGCAAGGGCTGCCGGAGTTGCGTAAGTGCCCGCCAAATCTACGTTGTTAACCACTAGCTGCCCTATGGATAGCGTGGCTGGTCCCGCAGTTGGATAGAATGTTACAGCGCCTAAATTGGCAGTACCGGCATTGGCAGATAAGTCCTGATTTAGAACAACGCCATTAAGTCTAAATGTTCCCCACGCCTGGAGCGGATAATTAGTTTGCGGGAAGAAATATAAATATATATTTGCGCCCCCTAAACAACGTTCCACATGGAAATTAAAAGGCAGCGAATTTATGTTATTGGCACGGGATGAGCCGAAGTATACTTTTCGGTCAATCTCGCGCATTTGGTATCTAATATCGTTGATGAAAAACACCAAGGTTTCTAGTTGCTCAAGGTTTGGAATATAGTATGACTCCTGACCAGCAACTGCGAAGAATTCGTATTTGGTGAAATACGGTATCATGTCCTTTTCAATTGCCTTATCAGCTAGAATTTCATTTAAAAACTGCAAGCCATAATCAATTTGCGGACCGCTTACCGTCTGAAAATCTCGAGATACTATGCCGCTTGCAAAATACGCATTCGTTATCAGCTGAATTACCGTATAACTCATATTCACCTCATTAGAAAACGCGCCCGTAAGTCGACTCAGAGGGGCGCGCCATATTTTAGAGTTGGTCTACGTAACCAGTTAACTTCACAGCAATAGTGTTTGTAGTGGTGGTTGCAATTAATGCAGTAACAACATTACCAATAGTTAGCGCCGCTATTTGTGCCGCATTTGGAAGCGATACAGGAACAATTAATTGCCCTTTTGCAATAACGCTAGCAACATCCCCAGATATATTTGCTACCGAGCCAACAGTTGCAGTTGTGCCATTATCAATAGTTGCTGGTGCCATATATGCCGCATCTCCCGCAGTTCCTACAGTTAGGGCTACGTCAAAAATACATGGAACTACTAACTGTGGGACTAAAGAGGTCAGAACCCCTACGTTTATGTATGTTGTAGCACCAGTTGTAGGGCTAGATGGAATCGCAACACCAGTTGTGCTTGGGCCTGTGCCTGGGTCATAAACCATTGTTCTATTGTTGCCGTAGCCATACTGAATGAATGGTCTCCAATGACTTGAGCTATCAGTAGATACACACCCTATACGTCTGAACATGTCGTATCCGTAAGGAAGTAAAGGCGCACTCTTTGATAGCGAGAACAATATGCCAGATTGCACATAGTAAGTGTCTTGAACAACAGGAGTAGTGGAGCTTGGAGTCAAGAAAGGCGGCAAAGGCTGGCTTTGTTGCGGGCTAGGTGGAATGTTTATCGCCGAGTTGCTAGAGCTAGCAATTGCATAAACATAATACAATGTGCTTGCAGCAATCGTGCCTTGGTCTAAACCGTTAACGCCAACCGCAGTAGTGGTCACTGTAAATGGTGTTGTAATAGGTGTTAAATCGTTCTGTGGTGGCAATGCAAGCACGATATCGTTTTGATTGGTAGAATCACGAGCTTGTCCTTGCGCAACCGTAAAAGTGGTTGTGCTGGCCCAGGTCATTCTCATACCCTGGATATAAAGTGCTCCCAGGTTCCAAACTGCTACATCTGGTAGATTAGTTGTCATTTTAGCGTCCTCTCATTCGTTAATCTGTGGGGGCATAATGCCCCCTCGTGTATCCATAAACTGCATCATTAATTACAAGGGAAAAATAATACTCATCGCGTTCTCAGGGACCAACGTATAACCGTAAATTGCGTCACTTATTAATCCGCGAACATTCTTACCAAACTGTGAGCCGTAATACAGACGAATACTCATGCCTGTTAATGGGTCAATCTTGTTAGCTGTTGGATACGGCACTTCATTTGGCAACTGAGGCATTGCTAAGAAGCCTGATTCTTTTGCCATGATTAAACCAGCTCTATGAGATGGCAATACAGTAACCTGCATACCAGCTTGTATTTGTTGGTTTAAGTTTTGAGTGTTGTCAGGTAGAGCTTGCAGGTAAGGGTATACACTAACAGTTACTTGATTACCGCCTGTTGATGCAGAATTCGCAACACTTTGGAACTGAACAGGGTTGCTAGATACTTGATGTCCAACGAATGTTAAGTAACGCATGTTTTGAAAACCAGTTACTTGGTCTTTGAACTGGAACTTATCAAACTGTTTGACAGAGTTTGCGTCAGATGCATTGGTTGTGCCACTGAAAGTAATCGTGTCTACCGCGCCATTTGGACCATTGTTGGTTACTGACACTACAGTTAATGTAGTTCCGGCGTTACCTTCGGTTCCTGCATAGTGTACTGGTAATAAGTTTGACCTAAACCATTTACAATCAGAGAACGCAGACAGCTCCCAAGAATTCGCCATCTTGTCGTTACGGTCAGGTGCAAACTGAGCCAAACCACCTGCCACAATTGGAGGTATTGCAACATCAGATAGAACACCATATGCCTCACCCATGATTGAACCGTAGTTACGGTAGAACGCCATGGCTTCAGCTAATTGAGTCGGGCTATTGAAAGCTGTAACGCCATTACCAAAAAAACGGTATGTATTTGTTACCGCAACACTTGCAACCGCTGCTTCTATTTTTGTACCAATTTCATACACGGCAGCCATTACAAATCTGTTTTGGTAGTCCTTGGTATTAAAAATAAATTGCTGGTCAGTAAATGCAAAGGATGCTGATATTTCGTTGTTCACAACCAAAGGCTGTACGCGTTGGTCAGCAGGTTGAAACTCTGCAACCAAGCTGTCCACGGTTGTGGCTCTTGGTGGCAAATCGAATGTAACAGTCGATCCTAAGTTAGCTGACTCATTTTGGAAATTTTTGAAGCGCTTATTGAAATATTTTAAAAAGAAACCAAAGTTTTGCATTGCTGCAAGTTCAGACAATTGGTAAGTCTGCACTGTCGTTAGTACGTTATTCGGAACAAATCCTGACATGACAAAATCCTCACAATTAAATTAAAAATTGCGAGTGCTAATTGCGTGTCGGTTTAAAACATAAGTGCTGGGTCGCGCTTTAATGCTTCTAGTCCCGTATCGGCATTAGTACTCACATTGCTTTGTTTAATTTGTGATAACGGCGCGTTCGTTGGCGTGTATTCATCCACCGCTTGATTAGTTTGCTTGATAGAGTCTGATAATCCTTGTAGTTCTTTCATACCCCTTTGTGGCGTGTGGACCAACCACCAGTTTATCTTCTCAAGCTTAGTCGGATTATTTGCCAGCTCGTACATAACGTCCTCTGGATTTTCCAACTCACTAACCGCGTGAACTAGTTGTGGAAATTGAGCGTGGTCAAAGTCACCTAGTATTTCTTCAAAATCGTTGTACTTAGTCTTACCGCGATTTATCCCATCGAAATACTTATCGGCAACACTTTGCATATGCTTTTCGTGTTGCTCTCTAGCTAGCTGTGATTCTTTTGCTTGCATGTCAGCTTGTAGCTTGTCGCTTATCTCTTTGTAGATAGCATCCGTATCTACTGCGCCCGTGCTCATACCGCCCATTGACTGGACCTCGCCGGACTTAAGCTTTGCTAGCTCTGCCTTGTGTGCTGCCTCTAATTCACGTCTAACCCGTGCTTCAACTTCTAACTTCTCTCTTTGCACAGTCCTGTTTAAATCTTCTTGCGAGAATGTTTTCTCAGGTGCAATAGATTCAACAGTCACATCACCAATAACTTGTTCATTATCCATAATTAAACTCGCTTTCCCCGTGCGTCGGTATTGCCCTGTAACTGTAGGTGCAGCCCATTTGTTCCCCAATGAGTGGGTGTAACCCAAGAGAATGCTTGGTCATTTCAGAATAGTTATAGTACTTATAATCTGTTCATGCAAATTGACTGATTATTTCAATATATTTTAAAACAAGTTGAAAAACTTATGATTAATGCACTACATTTGATAAAACACAAAAGGATTTGGTTATGGAATTAGTTGAAGGGTGCGAATATGTGACGATTAAGCAGCATGCCTTAGTGATGTTGGATGATAGTTTGTTGGATTGGGTGCCAAATGACGGCCGCAATATTTGGGGCCACCCCCTAAAGGATACGATAGTGAATAAAGTGGTAACTCAAAAGAGCAAGAGCACACGCTACCTGGAAACGCCATTCGTATTGCAGAATAAGAAACCGTACTTTGTAAGGCGACGCTTAAAGATTCGCGGGGTCATAGCTGATGATTTATTACTTGCGGGTGAGCGAGAAATATTTGTATGGCTTGATGATTTAATCTTTCACACATGCATTGACGGCAAGCTTGTTGCCAACATTATCCCTAAAGTCATAAAACCTAAATGGAAAAAGAAACCCAAGATTGAATCAACTGAGGAGCTAGATGATACTAACGAATTCGACTAAAACAATACCGCCAGCACCGAACTGGCGGCTAGGTTCCATCGATGCTTTTAATTATTATTATTTCACGAGCCGCAAATGCGAGTCTGGCAGCTCATAAGTAGTTAACACTATACGCGGAACATGGCCCTCTATAATCTCGCAAGCAAAATCTACAACTGGTTCATTCTCGTCAATATCGCTATCTATAAAACATTCCAAATCACCCCATCTTTCATAGGCGTTCTCAGTCAAAGTTATTAACTCTAATAATGTCATAATTAACCTTCCTTAGTTTTGTATATCTTATCACGCCCATGCAAATTGCAAGCTATATTTTTGGTAATGACATAATCTTATGGTGACATATGAATGTAAAACCTATGGTGGCTGCGGCCATATCAATAGCCAACCAATGTTTAGATTATAGAGCACAATTACAAGAGCAATCGCTGCGCATACTCAACCATCTTAGACAATCCATGAATCCGACTCCGCTAAACATGTCCGCAGTGACCTGGAATGAACCACTAGCGACCGCTGCCAGAGATTATTTAAACATAGTGGGTGATGATTGGGTGTTTAAAAATAATACTGATTGCCCGCCATTCGCTGGTACATATTATTCTATGGCTGGCTCTTGCTTAACCCAACAACCAGAAATGAAACTGTTTAACCATTGTAGGTTTGTTATTCATGACACAGAAGTTGGCGCATTTAGAATACCAGCAATCCTGAGCTTTAGAGCTCGTCAAGTCTCCTGCTTTGATTATTATTCATGCAGCAAAACTACTTATGAGGGATACAAAACTTGCAACAAGAGCAAAGAGTTCGATACTGGCCGTTGTAGAGACTTTTGGCAATATATAGGCAGCATGGTGCGTGATGATTTAGAGTCAGTTGCAATTGTGCCAGTAAATGCCAAGGGCACTTTTTCGCCAAAAGGACAAGACTGTAGTTTTTGGGTTTATGGTTGCGGTTCTGGCCCGACAATTCCTAAAAATGATATACCGTACAAAGCTAAATCTAAATTGCGCATTTAAAACTTGCGCGTAACCCTGACGGCAAGAGGCGCAAGCCGTATCAAGGGAAGTATAGTATTTAATGTCCCAAATACATATACATAATTGTGACAATGGAGCGCGGCTCGTGGCGCGCTATATTCTAACCAACTGAACTACTCGCGCATAAACTATTTTTTAACGCGCCTACTGGGCTTTGCGCGTGCTTTAACTGCCTTTTGAGCTTTGTCTTGCGCCTTCTCTAGTCTTTGACTCTCTATGATTTGCTCTAACACGCGGATGCGTTCAGACATAACCTGACAGCTTAAATCTATTTCATCAACTCTGTTACCCTTATGCTGCACCCACAGGTTTAAGCCAACTAGGCCGTTAACCTTAGATTGCAAACTGACAATAGCCTCGCTTAAGTTGCGCAGTTTATTTTCAATTGGTTTGAATGATGTAAATGGCCACATGTTAATCTTCATTGCCTGATAAATCCTTAATCATCCTAATGCCCAACTCTACTGCCTTTACCGAGTTTTCGCTAGATGCTTTTTCAGATGCTATAGCGTTTTTTACCTCGTCACTTTGTATCTTAGCCATCAACTCAGCAAACTTAAGTTCCACCTCTTGCTGTTTAATCGCTAGGTCTGCGGCCTTGTTTTGTCCCTCAACTTGGATTCGCTCTCTAGCTACATCGGTCTCCATCTGAGTTTTTTGTATTTCGGCTTCGGCTATGATTTGCGTATCAGTCGGCGGTGGCGGCTGGTTCTTAGCAGCCTCTAACTCTTGCTGCCATTCTCCGTACAGCTCCTTCATATGGTCAACACCGCGCATTGACATGTTATCTATCAAGATACCTACGCATTTATTGCCTATGAAGTCTGCAAACTGCGGACATGCTGGCATCAATGCTGTTATCTGGTCAATTGCAACTTGCTTTTGAACCTCAGCACTTGTTCCCATCTCAACTTTAACCTGTAGTGATTTAGGGTCGTAATCTAGCATGATGCTATTTTGCTCACCCTTATTGTTAACCATTTGGTAATCGTGCTTACCATCTGGTCTGATAACAGGAATAGTTCTAGGGGTTCTGTAATACTTAGGTATTAAATCAACTACAATTTCAGCAAGTCTATTTAATCCATTTGTAAATCCCATAAAGTATGGCAGAGCCGCAGCGTTAGACTGCATGGCTCCTTGTTGGATTGCCACCCCCGATATTTGTTTATCGTTAATCCCCAACGTTGCATCATAGTTACCCAGAATGATTTGCATCATTTGCGATGCGCCATTAAACGTGTTTGCAAGTTCTGGCGGGATTTGCCTGCGCTGTAACACTTGAGGTGGTGGTAATAGTGTGTTTGTTTCTTTGTCGAAAATAGCATTGTACTGTAAGCAGCTAG